ACAGCGATCAATACCGCGTTTTTCTGCCATGCAGCCGTAATAATTAGACTTACAATTTTTAACAGATGCCTCGCCAATACTCATAATACTTTTATTGCCTTTTTTCATTGTTATTAAAAAACGTGCAAAGTCATTTTCTGTGTTAAGCACCTCAAAGTTAGTAAGTTCTATATTTTCAATGTTAGCAATTTTTTCGATTGCATCATGGGTTATAATCCACATAGTTTTTTTACCTAGTGTCAACTCCCAGAAATCGTTTTTACTTAAATTATATTTTTGTGCTAATTGTTTAATTTTCATAATCTCTGATTTTAGATAATATATTTTTAATTTTATTTAACCTTTTACGATCATAATTAATATTAAGCATTTTCATTTCTTTGCTAATTACATTAACTACATCAATATATCTTGTGAACCTATTTTTATGTATTTCTAAATCATTAGCAGATAATATAAAATGAGGACTTCTAATTATTCTCTTATTCCAGTTAGCCTGTACAATAATATTAAATAACCTTTGTGTTAATATATTTTGACGTTCGTAACGTTCCCAATGTTCCATGTAGTCATTATGACTGTTATAAAAAGCGTATGACTCCATAATTAATTAATTTTATTATAGTTTTCCATTAACTCTAGTAAGACCTCGCTGTATGAGCGTCTTCCATTATTTCTACATTTCTCTTGAAATTCCACAAGTGTATCTATTTTATCTGCCTTTATATAAAAGGTTCTTGTTGTATATTTTATTTCTCTATTCATAATTTTTTTTTTGTAAATATATATATAAATATAATACAAATTACAAAACATAGTAAATAAATATAATTATATCTTAAAATAAATGTGTTATTCTAGAGACTTGGCCGTGTTCTTTATGAAATAAAAAACTTTCTATTGCCAAATTATTACTGGACTGATAACCAGACTTATGATGGTAACTATCTGCACCGCTAGGGCTTCTTAAACTTTCTATTGTGCAGCCTATTAAATCTTTATTACTTATTTTATGGTGTACATGCTGTGTGAACATATATCTATATTTAGTTTTACTCCAGTCCTTACATTCATCAGCCATTAACATAGGCAATAAGTCCCATTTTATCCTATCTCCATGTGTGCTACCTATTAACACATTTCCATAAGTATAATACTTTCTCATAGTGTAATCAATGTCGAAAGTTATATTTTTACTTTTTCTAAAATGAGCTTGTAAAACCTGAGCCATTAAAAAGCCTGTGACGTGGTCGTGATTGCCAGCAGTAAATATTAAGTGAACATCTGCAATACTTAAAAGTATTTCAATTATTTCCACCATTAACTTTTTAGCTATTATAAAATTATCACTAAATAAACCGTCTGTTTGTTGTATAGTTCCTTTTGTAGTGGTTTGACCACCGTCAACGTGCAATAAGTCACCAGATAACAAAAAAAGTATTTTATCAATATTGAAACCCTTTGCCTTTTGCACACAACCCTTAACGCCCTCTAAGGCTCTAATAACCGCTATCTGGCTGTTGTACTCTTGACCACTTACAAAAGTTCGGCATAGCTTACCTATATGCAAATCACTTGGGGAACAAAAGAACAAATGACCATCTGTTATTGGTGGCCGTTTTATTTTTGTGTATTTCGGTGTATAGTCTTTTAATTCTTTTATTAAATTTTCGCATAATTTCTTGAAATCAGTTTCTTCTTTTTTAGGTTGTTTAAAATATAAACTAGCATTTTTATTTTTTATCCAGCCACTGTGTAACGTCTCAGGGTCTAAGCCCTCTTTTTCGCATTCTTCTTTAGCACGTCTGTATTGTCGTACTATTTCTGCTTCGTCTGGCTTTAATCTGTATCGTGGGTTATTTGCGTTTTTTTCTGTGTAACGTTTACTATGTTTTTTATATTTACTCAAGGCTTATTTTCTAAGCGACGCTCCAAAATAAAAGCTGAAAATGCTTAAAGTAATTCCCTCACATAAACCAATTAAAGTGTAAAAAGTTTTTTCGTTGTGTTCAGGTATCGTTATATATACAATAGCATACACTAAAAAGCAAAAAGTACCTAAACCCACCAATCCTGTAAGGGTGAACATAAAATCAAACTTCCTTACTTTTGCCACTTCAATTTCTCTTTTTCTTGCTGAATCTCGGTCTTTGACTTGTAGCTCATACATTTCTAAAGTTTGATCATGTAAAATTTTTTTATCCTCAGAGCTTAATTTTTCGTCTTTATCTATTAAGTTTTTAACTACTCCTAGCACCCCTTTGTCTGGCAATAAATCGCCTGCAATCTCTAATATTTTAGGAGCTTTGTTTTTAAGTAATTTACCTAGCTTGCTATCTTTTATCTTTTTCATCTTTTAAATATTCAATCGCTTCTTCACTTTTAGCTTTATATCCTTTAGGCTGTAATCCATTTTCAAAAGCCCATTTTTCAGCAGGAAAACAAGGACAAGACTTGAGCCACTCACTTTTTTCTACTTTTGAATCTCCATCTCTATCTGGACTCAAATCTCTATGTCCTACAATATATGCTTTAGGATAAATAAATTTAAGTTGTTTTAATACTTTTAAAAGTAATTCTTTTTGTCTTGGTGTTCTTGTGTCTTTAGGCTTTCCGTTAGCGTCTAATCCACCTATGTAACATATTGCTATTGCTGATTTATTATGACCTCTCACACTTGCAGGAATCTTTTGTAAGGGCCTACCGTATTCAATACCTTGGTGACCAATAATTATATGATAACCTATATCCGACCATCCCCGTGCTAAGTGCCACTTTTTAATCTCATGGGCTGTAATCGCTAAACCCTCTCTAGTAGCACTACAATGAATGTGTATTTCTTTAATTTGTCTACTCATTTTTATTTCTTTTTTGAACTCTTTTTTTTGCATTAGTAACAAGCCTCTCACTCATTTTAGCTACCTTAATACGCAATTGAATGTTTTCTTCAATCAACAACTCGATTTTATTCTCTAACTGTTGTATTTTATTAGTAAGTATCTCAATTTGTTGTGCGTAAACGTTTTCTTCACGTTCTTCTTTTTTTGCTCCTATATCAATCTTTTGTTTGATAATTGACCAAATTTCTTTAAGACCTAAAGCAGATATTACACCAGCTAAGGCTATCCATATATTTTCCTCATTCATTACTATTTTATTTACCTTGTCCACGATACTTTTTTTTATAACCTACTTGGCCCTTACTAGCATTTTTATTGTGCTTTCTACGCCTTTTTTTAGGTTTTATGCTAGTTTGATTCTTCATTAGTTGACCATGCGTCCGTTCCCATTAATTCTAAAGCCTCAGCATAAGTTAAAACCTCAACTGGTGTCACCGTTCCATCACTAATAAAAGATGGCGTATTATTGTATTTAATTACAAATTGTGTTTCATCAATTGACTTTCTTACGGTGTTTAAGCTTGTTTCACCAACTTGTGAAAAATCAACATTTGCTAAATCTGAAATATTTAAAATTGTGTATGTTCTATTGTTTTTCATTTTTTATATTTTTAAGGTGTGTCTAATTTTTTATCTATTTGTTCCATATTCTCACTTGTTAAATTATCTCCACCACCACCTTGGTCTGTTAGTGTCCATTCTCCTGTACCACTGTTGAAAGTTGCCTCTTCGCCCATTCGGTAATAATTTGTTGGTGCAGTTAAGCCATTACTATTTAAATTATTTGGAACACCCCCGTTGTAAATTGTATTAACATTAGATTGATTTCTAAAATCTTCACCAATCCAAATACCAACCTCATCTATAAATCCACCATAAAATCTACCTAGAGTAGTGTCATAAGCTGATCCTACAAATAAAGGAGTATTTGCCGAAGGAAACGTATTAGAACCAATACTCCCCAAAGCATCATACCCAACACTATCTAAAAATAATTTACACTCTTGTTGACTTGATAAAGATAAATCAGCACAAAGCATTAAATGATGCCAATTACCATCACCTCTAAGCACAATATTATCACCGTCAATATCTTGAAGAGCAAATCTTGACCTATGACCATTTCCGCCGCTATTTACTAAAAACCATACAGTAGTAGCATTTGTAAGAGCTTGTATTCTTATTGCAAATTGTCTATTTGACCCACCCCCAACGGAAAAAACCCAACTTAAACTATCAGACGCTGTCGTGACTTTAACCCAAAAACTTACAGTCAATTTAGTTTGACCATCTAAACGTGTATAATTATTATTTGTTTTGAATATTTCATCAATTCCATCAAGTTCAAAACTATGTTGGTTAAAAGATGCAGGCGTTTTTTCTTGTTTATCTGCTTCTTCCATATTTACACTTACTGCATTACTACCACCGCTTCCTTGATCGGTTAAAGTCCAAATTCCTGTACCACTGTTATATGTTGCCTGTTCGCCCATCCTGTACCAATGTAAAGGTGAAAGACTGGATATATCATTAGGAACACCACTGTTATATATAGAATTTACATTAGAACTTTGGTCAGAGTCCCAGATAGCCACTTCATCAATATTGCCTTTGAACATTCGACCCGTTACTGGAGGATTAGGATTAGTGTTTAATCTTGATATTGCACCAATAGTAGGAACAATTCTTGAATCGTTATTAGCTATTCCGCCATTAGAAGAAGTTGCTTGTGCCAATTCGTTTGAATCAATAAATAATTTTAACCCATCAGTTGATGTGTCACCTGTATAAGTTAACATTAAATGATGCCAATCACCATCGTTAATCGCAAAATTTACTGAAGCTTCACGATTTACATTATTACTGTCTCTAACATAAGCAGTGACTTGACCTGTGTTTGTGCCTCTCCAATATATAGCCCAATTTCTGAGACTACCTGAAGCCCTATCTTCACTAACTATATATCTAAAACCAAAGTCACCAGCACCCTCCCCTGATGGTACTTGAACCCAAACACTTACAGAAATAGCTGAAGTAAGACCAAAAGATTGATTATTTAATTCTATTATTTCATCTATACCGTCAAATTCAAAACTAAATTGATTTGAAAATGCTGGAGCCGTCACAGATAAACTAAAATCTGCACTAACTCCGTTTACAGTATAAGTAACAACGTGTGATGCAACACTAGAAGCACTTAAATCTATTTCACCAGTTAAGGTGCTAACAAACACAAGGCCACTTGTGCCGCTAAAAGTGCCGCCTGTAGTTCCTGTAATTGTAGGCGTAGGGTCTGCATCATCTTGAGAAAACGTACTTGCAGAATAACTAAAAGCAGCACTCACGCCAATTAAAGCCGTTTCACCTGAATGGCTTACACTATAAATTGAGCCTGCTCCAATATCATTAGTTGCTAATTGTCCCCAACCTATTCCATTTATTGCTCCTTTTCCCCAGTTTGAATCTGACATAATCTTAATTTAATACCCAACCCCCGAAATCGTCGGAGTAATCAGGGTTAATATCTTCATTTTTATTTGTGTAATACTCAGGAAACATGGCACTAGCATTAAAATTTAAAAAGTCAATCATTCTCTGACTATAATATTGTGCTGCGTCACGCTCCTTGTCTACTAATTCGTTAATTTCGTCACCTGAAAGAGCAGTCGCGTTCTCAGGGTTATTTCTATAAACACCCCCATTTGCAATAGTTACACTTAAATAAGGTAGTGCATACATCATGCTGTAATGGATTAAAGTCGGCTTAATGTAGGTTTCCACTAAAGTTTTGTAGTCACCTGTAAGCGTTTGAGGGCTAGCTTCAATGTCAGCAGATATTTTGTCATAAAGCTTTGTTCCTAACAGCCTTTGTATATCTATTTCTTGAGCCATTTCCACATAAGGCAAAAGTTTATCAGTATCAATGTTACCATTTGCTGCTGTAAACCTTTTTACGTCTCTTTGTGTTATGAATAGTGCTTTTGCCATTTTTTAATTTTTTAACTTGGGTATGCTCCTTGTTTTGGCATATTAACGGGTGCTTTACTTGCCTTTTTACTTCCTGCTGGGCTACGTTTGTAACTTTTAGGTATTGACTTAACTTTTTTATAATCTTTTAAATCTTTACTTCCTTTTTCATCTAGTTTTTTAACCTTATATAATACTTGCTGCCATTTATGCCTACAATAAACACCGCCCTTGAATTTAAATAGGTCGTACTTTTGTCCGTTGTGCATAGGTAACTTAGCAGCTTTAAAATTCATTTGCCTGCTAGCCTTATCAATATCCTCTATTCTATAAACAATACCCTGCCTAGTTCTGTTCATCATTTCCTCACAAAACGATCTTGACGGGTGTTTTTGTGGCTTTCTACTGCCCTTAACATATTTATAACGTATTTTATAATAAGATTTATCTAATATTGAAAACCCACTTTCTTTATTGTCAATACTAAATTTTATCATTTCATCTGCCCAGTCTTGTTCGCTTTCGTTATCCACATCATAGTCTCTAACGTCTACCATTTGCCATTCGTCAGAATCTATAATTTCACCTTTTAAATCATTTAAAGCCTCTATAAGTAATTTATCGCTATCCTCATCTTTTATATTTTTAGCTGCTAGCATTTCAAGTTCTTGCTCTTGCTTTACTCCTGTTTCTTCTTCTATCACCTCTTTGTTTTCTACCTCTATATCAATAAAGTCTAATGGGTCAAGTGTCTTAAAATATAAATTAAGAGAAATATTATTTACCGATAAAATGGAATCTAAACAGTCGATAATTAAGTCTTGGTATGGTCTTATAGTAGTATTTGAAAATAACTTTTGAGCGTTTTCTATTTCATCAGCATTTGAACCTAAACCACCGCCTGATGAGTCTCTTAAACCTAGTAACAGTGGACTCGTGACTCTGTGAGATAATAAAATCTTTTTTGAACATTCTTCACTTAAATACTCATATAATTCTGGTGCTTGTTGAATTGGAATAGTGTCAACAGTTGTTTTTTGTTCTGCATTGTGATTAAAAGCAATAATAACCTTTTCGCCATTAGAACCAGTCAGCTTGTTCATTACTTGGCTTTTGATTTGCTGCATTTTTTCTTCCGAAGGTATTCCCGAATTGAAATTTAGTATAGTTCTTGAATTGAAACTGCATTTTGACTCGGTTATTAAGTATGAAGAAATCTCTTTCTCTAAAGTACAGTACGAAGTAGAATAATCCGCAGGACTTATGTAATGGTAGCCAGTAACGTATCTTTTAATAATCTTTATTTCGTTGCCTGTTCCTTTACTACCGAAAACAGGTATTTTAGTAAGTTCTGTGTTTTGGTTAACCTTAGACCAATCAGCACTATAATAATACGCCTCTATTTCACCATTTTCGTTGCATTTCTCAGGTCTTAACGTTTCTCGTGGAAAATGTGTAACTCTATCTATTTTAGTGCCTTTATATGTAATTTGTAAAGCTGCCTCACCTAACATTTTTAAGTCTAAACATATTTTTCTTAAAACATCTGGCTTTAGTAATTTTCTCATTTCTGCAAACTGCTCAGGCTTTTGTGCTGAATCTGTTGCCTCTAAGCCACGTCCATAAATCTGTTGTGCTATTCCCGTAATAACAGCTTGATTTGTAGTAGAGTCCATGAAGCAGTCTATTAACCCTCTATAGTAATCGTTATTTTCACCGACACCTACCCAATCTCGATTAGTTTCCTCAGTTACTAAAGGGCGTTCATATTGGCTTAATTCTATAAAATGTAAATTATTCATAATATATAAATTCGTTGTTGCTGGTGTGCGATGTGTAAACACCATTGTTTATTTCAAAACTTCCTACAGCTTGATCTGTGCAAAATATTTTGTCCCTAAAAATTGAAAAACTGTTTGTTGAACTTGTTATATTAATAGTGTAAAACTCACCCTCTTTTAAAGTAGTGCTTAGAATATAAGAATTATAATACTGAGCTTCAGGAAATAAAGCATTATTATCGCTAAATATACGCTTATTTTCACTTTCAGA